CTGACAAGCCGCTATTGGATGATTTTGCCAAATACGCTCATGAAAATAACATTCCTTCTCAATATGCAAAAAAGATCGCAGATTTTTACGCTTCGCAGCAAGGACGGAATGTCAATCTCATACAGGATTTTGATGAGCGCAATCATCAGGAAGCTGAAGATAACCTTCGTCGTGAATGGGGCAATGAATATCGCAAAAACTTAAATGCGATTAATAATGTTTTGGACTCATTTGCGCCTGATGATTTTAAGACGCAATTGTATGAGGCAAGACTGCCTAACGGAAAAATATTAGGCGATGATCCACGTTTTCTAAAAGTGATGGCGGCAATCGCGCGTGAAGCTAATCCGACGGCAACAGTTGTTCCGTCAAATGGATTTGCTAATGCTGAAGACGAGCTGTCAACGCTTCAAAAGAAAGTCGGCACCAAAGAATATTGGGCCGATAAAAAGATGCAAGCACGTTATCAAGAACTTCTTGGCGTTAAAGTCGCCAGAGAAAGTAAGGGACGCGCTGCGTAATTCGCTCTGAGCGGCTAGACAACCTGCATATGCAGCCCTGGCTGAATGAGCAACTAACCCAACCCATACGCATTCGAGAAGCCCCATAGGGCGCTAAGTGGCTCGCTGGTTTTAGGTCAGCGGCAACCCATAACGCGCGCCTATGGACAACCAGATCGAGGCGTCTTTCCAAACCGAAAGGTGCTTCAAAATGTCAAATACTGCTTTTCAGTTACAATACCGGCAGGAATTTATTGCCGGTTTCGAGCAAGGTCAGTCTCTTTTGCGCTCAGCTTGCGTAACGGAGTCTGTTATTAAAGGTAATCAGGCAGTATTCCTGGTTGCTGATACTGGCAACGCTGCGGCTGTTACGCGTGGCGTAAACGGTCTAATCCCAGGCCGCGCTGACAACCTGAACCAATATACGGCGACGTTGCAGGAATGGCACGACAAGCCACGCCGCACCGGCTTCAACATCTTTGCTTCGCAGGGTGATGGCCGCCGTATTATGCAGGAAACGACCATTAAAGTCATGAACCGTAAGATCGACCAGGACATCCTTGGCGAGCTTGCTAACGCCAGCAACAACACTGGCACGGCTACGACTGCCTCTTTGAGCCTTGTTATGAAAGCTCAGGCAATCCTTGGTAAAAACGAAGTTGCCGTCGATGAAGAAGAAAACATGTTCTTCGTCGCTTCGCCAGCTTTCCGCGCTTACCTGATGCAGACCAAAGAATTTGGTTCGCGTGATTGGGTTGACATGAACCTTCCATTCATTGATTCTGGTGCAGATCTTGGCGTTAATGGAACGCGTAAAGTTGAGCGCTGGGCTGGCTTTAACTGGATTTGGCATCCACGCCTGTCTGGTGCAGCGACGTCTGCTGAGAAGTGCTTTGCCTTCCATAAAGACGCTATCGGCCATGCCGTCAACACTGGCGAAATGGACGTTAAAGCTGGTTACAACGAGGAAGACGATTATTACTTCGCTCGCAGCACGATCTTCATGGGATCGAAGCTGTTGCAGACGAAGGGTGTCGTTGTCGTAAACCACGACGGTTCTGCATACTAATAATTAAGCCGTGGCCTAGCGCTACGGCTTTTTATTTTCAACTTTCATGAAAGGAAGCCTCAATGGCTTATTCAACGTCAAACCCACCGGCGCTTCTTGTTCCGGCTCCTATGGACAACCAAATTGGCCCACAGCTTTGGGCTTATAAATCAACCGATGCTATCGCAACGGTTCTTGGCTCTGGCTACTTTTCCAATGGCTATGCCCTTGGAATGGATGTTGGCGATCTTGTGTTCGTTTACGACACGACCAATACGCGCGTTTCAATCACTGTTGTCGTAAGCTCAAGCAGCTCAACTGGCGCTGCGTCTCTTGGCACGACTGCCACGACGACATCTGCCGCTGGCGCTCTGACACTGAGCTAATAAGTTTTGGAGGGGGCCATTCCGGCCCCCTTCTTTTTTGTGGAGTATAATATGCAAGAAGCTGGCGTCCCTATGATACGCGAATCTCGATTAAGCTTTGTCGAATTTGCGCGTCAGGCCCATCATATCGTGCCAGAAGAAGGCACAAAGTTTGAAGACATCTTAAAAGATTCTTACTGGTCGCTTGTGGCTGTTAAGTTTAAGCCAGGTGATCTCGTAGAAATTCACGCGGAAGACGGCAGTTACTTTGCTGAGCTTTATGTCCGTGCTGCTGGACGTAATTGGGCAAAGATGGCGCTTCTTCGCAAGGTCGATCTTGAGCCTGTCGCGGCTGCTATGGTTAGCCCTGAGTTTGAGGCGGCTTGGAAAGGCCCACATCGTAAGTTTTCAGTTGTCCGTTTGTCTGACAATCAGATTATTAAAGACGGCTTTGAAACGCGCGAACAGGCGCTCGATTACATTAAATCCCATGTCAGAGCTATGGCGGCTTAATGATGCTAAATTTCCGTGCCAAGTTTAAAAGCGCAATCTTCTTAGCCGCGCTATTATTTTGCCCTTATCAAGCAAAAAGCTTGACATATTATCAAATGTCATGGGGCATTACGCAGGGAACGTCCCCCTACTCTTTTGGGGCGAACCTTGCTGGAACCTGGTATCCGCTTGGCACGGTATCATCATCTGGCACATGGGCTGTTCCTGTTGGCTATATTGTAAATGGGACCACACCTATTTTGTCAGCGGCAAACTCTTGGTCGTTGACACAAACGCTAACACAAGCTCCCATTATAACGGCTCTTACAGGTTATGTTTATTGTAACGGCGCGAGCGCTTGCACGGCTTCAGCAACTATTCCTGTAGCTAATATTGTCAACGGCTCTACGGCAATATTATCAGCCAATAATACTTGGTCGGCAACCCAAACTTTAACTTTAGCGCCAATTATGACGGCTCTTACAGGGTATGTATATTGTAATGGGTCAAGCGTTTGTTCTGCTTCAACAAACGTTCCTGTTACAAATGTTGTAAATGGCTCAACTGCACTTTTATCTGCTGCAAACACATGGTTGCTGACACAGACAGATACGGTAGCGCCAATTATGAAAGCGCTGACAGGATATGTTTATTGCAACGGAAATAGTGCCTGCAATGCTGCAACAACAATTCCTGTAGGGAATATCGGCTCAATAGCTGCAAATACCGTCATTACAAATGCGACAGCAACGAGCGCTCAGCCTACAGCTTTTGTAATGCCCTCATGTAGTAGCGCATCAAACGCTTTGACATGGACTAGCGGAACAGGTTTTACCTGTAATACATCTATAACGGCTAATATTGCTGCTGCTGGCAACTTGACTGGATCTACGCTTAATAGCGGCGTAACAGCATCTTCGCTGACATCTTTTGGAAGCTCGCCAACGCTTACAACACCAAATATTGGCGCAGCCACAGGAACATCGTTAAATCTATCGTCAAGCAAATTTATAGCCGATTCAACAGGTAAGGTTACAGCTTTATACGCTATCTATAGTTTAAGCACTGGAACAACAACAGGCATCACAATATCAAATTGTGGAACGAGTCCGACAGTGCAGACTGGCAGCAATATGATGAGCGGTCAGCTTTATAGCGGCGGCACGGCAACCACATCATGTCAAATTGCCTTTGCTACAGCATACTCAACAACAGCTTATTGTGCTGTTAGTCCTGTTGGTGCTGCAAATTCCGGTATGTATATTTCAACGCAAAGCAAAACAGGTTTCACTGTAAATTATACAAGTGCTACATCACTTGGCATTAGCTACGTTTGCCATGGTTATTGATTAATAACAGGAATTGCTATGACTCAATCTGTAACACGTCAGCAATTTTTTAACGCTGTCGCCCAACAAGGTAGCATGGAAACGCTTTACGAAGCGGTAACGGCTAACAAAGGCAATCCTGTATGGATTGAGTTTAATAGTGCTGTAAATGTTATTCCAGGCGACGCACTTTCTATTTTAACTCAATCTACATTTGGGTGGACTGACGATCAAATGGCCGCGCTGTTTATAGCAGCGCAAGGCTTTGCCGACCCAAACGGCGTCGTATTTAATGCAAATAATAAATTAACACTTTATAATAAAGCATTGCGACATCTTGGCGAGCGCAAACTTTCATCTTTATCAGAAGGCAGAGAGTCGCGCCGCTATTTGGACGATGAATACAACGATGTTTTATTGTTGTGTTTAAGAGCAACAAACTGGAATTTTGCCACTAGAGCAATTGAAATAGATTCCGCCAGCGCTATCACGCCATCCTTTGGCTATCAGTCTGCATTTCAAAAACCTGCGGATTGGGTAAAGACCACATGGGTTTCAACATCAGAGACGTTTGACCCTCCATTGCGTAATTACCAGGATCAAGATGGATATTGGCTTGCAAACGCAGACACTATTTACGTTAGATATGTTTCTAGCACACTAGGTAATAATATTTCTGCATGGCCGACAGATTATGCTGAATATGTTGGCGCGGCTTTGGCAAGAACAATTGTTGATCGTGTTACGCAAAACGGCGAATTTAGCGACAAGATCGAAAAGCGTGAGAGAGAATATTTTAAACGCGCTTCAGCAAATGACGCACTAGATCAGCCTCCTACACCATGGCCGCTTGGCACATGGACGACGAGCCGCATTCGTCGTGGTTATATTGGCTATTATAGCAATTCAATCAAGAACTGGTAAAATATGTCACGTCAAGAAATCCCATTTTATTCTCCTAATCATGGAGAAGTATCCGCGCTTGCTTTAGGGCGCGTTGATGTCGATAAACTTCGATTGTCTGCTGACACAATGGTTAATTGGACGCCCCTTATTATGGGACCAATGACATTGCGACCTGGAACAGAATTTATTGGGAATACGTTAAACAATAACCCATGTAAATTACTTGAATTTATATACGCAACTACTGATACAGGATTAATTGAATTAACAGATAGCAATATGCGTGTATGGCTAAATGATGCTTTAATTACACGCGACACAGTGACTAGCACAATTCAGCCGTTTTCATCTTGGACAACTGTAGCGTCAAATCAAGCAAGCGTTTCAATTGATTCAATTGGAAATCTTGTAATCAAAGGTGTAACGCAAGGTTCTATATCTTATGCTTACGGAACAATAAATTGCGCTGAAAATCAAAATAAATCACATGGCGTAAGAATATCAGTTCAAAAAGGAGAAAATGTTAATTTAAAAGTTGGAACGTCTCAGGATATGCAAGATGTTTTTCCAACAACTATTTTAGCTCCTGGCGTGCATTCATTAAATTTTATTCCAACGCCATGTGTTTATACTGGATATATTTCAGGAACAACTCTAACTGTAACATCTGTAACAAGCGGTTCAATCGCAATCAATCAATCAGTTAATGCGTCAAATATTACAAACGGAACCATCATTACAGCTTTTGGAAGCGGCACTGGAGGCGTTGGAACATATACTATTAATAATTCTCAAACAGTCGCAAGCTCGTCTAGCCCACAAGCATTGTCTGGCAAAAACGATCAAATATACATTCAGATCGAGAGCCGAGGACTTGTTACTGCAATTATAAATCCAATTTTAATTGAGGCTGGCGGCCCTATGGTGTTGCCGACTCCATGGTCAATGACAAATTTAAATACATTAAAATACGATCAATCAGCGGATGTGCTTTATATAGCAACAGCCGGTATGCAACAGAGAGTTATTCAAAGACGTGCATTTAATTCATGGTCTATTGTTAAATATCTGACAGATGACGGTCCATTTCCTGCAACAACAGGGGATGCTTCTATACAAATGACGCCTGGAGCATTGCGAGGCGACACTACTTTGACATCTAGCAGCTCATCTTTTTTTAATAATGATATGGTTGGAGCTTTAATAAGACTATTTCATCAAGGGCAAGATACTACAGAAACTCTTAACGTAGCCGATACGGCGACAATTCCGCTTATGGTAACTGGAACGTCTGTTATTCCTTATGTAAATAGTTCTGGCACTCAAACTTCACAAACGACTACAGACAGACAATTTAACATTACAATATCTGTTACCTCTGATTTTAAGGGGACAATATCTTTACAAAGAACTTTTGATCCAGAAGGATTGGCTGATTTTGTTGAGGTTGATTCAACTAATTATGTATTCACAGCAGCAGCAACGAAAACATTTGACGACAAAATGAATAACGTCAAAGTTTATTACCGTTTGTATATGAAGGGTTATACATCAGGTTCAGCAACGTGCAATCTTTCAATAGGCTCTGGTGGGGGCGCTGGTGTAGCAAGAATATTAAGTATTAATTCAGGAAGTAGCGCAAATATTGAAGTATTAAAACCCTTCTCTGCAGCAAAAAGTTTTGGTTCTGGCACAACAACTCAGTGGCGTTTGGGTGAATGGAACGGCAATGATGGTTGGCCTACAAGCGTAGCTATTCATGAAGGTCGCTTATGGTGGTCTGGAAATGCTAGAATATGGGGATCTGTATCAGATACATATAATTCATTTAATTTTGACGCAGTCGGTGAAGCGGCCCCCATTGATCGTTCAATAGGAAAAGGCCCAATTCAAAATTGTAATTTTATGATGTCATTGGGCCGATTGGCAATAGGAACAGATGCAGGTGTTATTACTGCTAGATCGACAGCCCTTGATGAACCTTTAACGCCAACTACTTTCAATATTAAATATAGCAATACGCAAGGAACGTATAATATTCGCGGATTATCACTTGATACAAAAGGTATTTTTATTCAAAGATCAGGTCGTCGTATTTATATGATAGAATTTACGACAGCAACCTATGAATACAAAGCAACTGATTTAACAAGACTTAATCCTGATATTGGATTTTCTGGATTTACAGAAACAGCCTTGCAAAGGCAATACGATACACGTTTTTGGTTTGTCAGAAATGACGGACAAATTGCTTTGTTGCTTTGGGATGAAGATGACGACGTAACAGCATGGTTTAGATATACAGCGGCAAATAACGGCTTTTATGAAAGAGTAGCTGTTCTCCCAGGAGATTTAGAAGACAATGTTTATGTTGTCGTAAAGCGAAATATAAATGGACAGACTGTTCGCTGCATTGAAAAGTTTGCGCGTCTCGATGAATGTCAAGGTGCAAACAGAAATAAGTTAGTTGATTGCCATTCATTGTATTATGGAACGGCAACGACTGCCCTTACTGGTCTTTCATATCTTGAAGGTCAAATTGTTTCGGTTTGGGGCGCAAGTGCAACAGATGATGCTAATGGAATTGGACGAGATCTTGGAACCTATACTGTCACAAACGGACAGATTACCGGCCTTCCCATCGCCGTTGTTAATGCTGTTGTTGGATTGCCTTATACTGCACAATTTGTATCAGCTAAACTCGCTTTTGCTGCTAAAGATGGAACCGCTTTAAATAAAGCTAAGCGCGTCAACAAGATTGGGTTCATTCTCGACCATACTCATTATCAGGGCGTAAGATACGGACAATATGACAAATTAACAAACACATATACTGCAGATAATTTGCCATTAGTAGAAAACGGTGTTTCAACACAGTCAGATACTATTTGGAATAATTACGATTATCAGCAATTTGAATTTAATGGCATGTGGAATACCGACTCTCGTATTTATGTAGAGGCCGCCTCCCCTCGTCCTGCTACCGTCCTTGGCTTTACGTTTGAGATAGAGACGAGCGGCTAATGGTCATGCGCGTTGATTGGTCGACTGGGGCTGACTTTGTAGAATTTAGGGAACAACCACCTTATCGCGTTGTGTCATTAACAGGCAGAAATGAGCAAGGCAAAATTATAGCATTGGGTGGAATTGCATTTTTACCCAATGGTCTGAAGCTTGCGTTTTCTGAGCTTACGGACGAAGCCAGAAATAATCCTATCGCGTTGCATAAAGCAGGTCATAGGATTGTTAATTGGGTTAAAGAACACAATTTTAAACAAATAGTCGCCAGTTATTCAGAAGATCAAACACCAGCATCTATTAGATGGTTAAAACGGTTTGGTTTTAAATTAAGTGAAATTGGCGGCATCAAGCTTTGGATATTGGAGATTAAATAATGCCTGACCTTGCAGCGGCCGCCGCTATCGCTGGCTTAGCTAGTAGCGGCATAAGCGCCTATAATACAATAGCAGGATCTAATGCTTCTGCCGCCGCTTCTAATAACATGATGGCAATGGCCCCTTTTAACTTTATCTTACAACAAGCTCAAGCTGACTATGCAAATAAACAAGCTGAAAACGCATTGCTGGAAGGACAATATGAAAAGCAGGCAGCAGATTACCAAGGTGATAACGCTTTAGCTTCAGCCCAGGCTCAAGCTAGTCAAGATGCACTACAAGGTAAGCTTGCTTTGTCAAAGCTTCAAGCCGAAGCTGCATCTGGAGGTGGGACGGCTTCTGATACTGGCACAGTTATGCTCGCAGGCCAGGTTGGTGGCCAAAGCAGATACAACACACTCGTTGATTTATATAACGGTCAAACAGCCAGAAATGCAGCGATAGATCAAGGAAATATTGCTTTATACGGCGCTCAACAACAGGCTGCCGCATTACGACAGCAGGCAGGAAATTATAATGCTGCTGGCATACAAGCTTTAGCTCAAGGAAATATTGATCGTGCCAATGCAAGTATGATTCGAAAAAATGGATACATGAATGCAGGTGGGACATTGCTTGGCAATGCAGCAAATATAGGGTTGGCATATAAACAGTCTCAAAGCCCTTATTCAAATTGGAATGGGAATACAACTGGCGTCGGAACTCCAATAGATTTAAGCGGCGCTGCATCTAATCCAGTATCAAGATAATATTTTAAAGGCAGGATTATTAATGCCAACTCTTCCTGACATTACATCATTAGGAAGCGCCCCCAGACTCGACCCTGGTAGCGGCGCTCATAATTACCCTACACCATTTGTCCCAGACGCTCGCGTTGACATGCGTGATATTGGGCGTCAGCAAATGGCATTAGGCGAAGCGCAAGCACGTGGAGGAGAAGCGCTAGGGCAAGGAATTACGAAGGCTGCTGTTACTGGATTGCAGTATTTAGAAGATCAGCAACGTGTGGAAAATCATGTTGCATTAACCAATGCAAGAACCAATTTCCTGCTTGATAAAAACAATTTAGACGAACAAGCGCAAACAGAAACAGATCCAGCAAGAATTGCTCAAAACTACCCAGGCGCATATCAGACAGCCGCATTAACAGCTTCTAGTTCTTTACCAGATCATTTACGACCCATATTTGATGATTGGGCAGCAAATCAGGTTCAAGATGGCATACAAAAAGCTAATGGTCGCGTTAGCACGATTGTAACTGATGCTGATAAAGCCGTGCTTTTGAAAAAACTTGACGACTTAAGAAAAGCAGGATTAAGCACCAACGATCCTAAAATGACGGCAGAGCTTGTCAGTCAAGCAGGCCCATTAATTGATACTGGCGTTGCTAAAGGATTTTGGAATAATGAATTTGCTCATAACGCAAAAGAAAAGTGGGCGAGCGATTTTGGTAAATCTTGGGTTGGTATGCAGCCTGATGATGTCCAAATCCGTCTGCTAAGACCTACTAACGTCAATGAAGCAATTAAGCAGGGCGTAGGTTACTTTCAGTCGCAAGGATGGCAACCCCATCAAGCATCCGCCATTATGGCGCACTTTTTACATGAAAGCGGCGGTCGGCTAGATCCTAATGCAATTAACCCAGGGGACGGCGCTGACGGATCTGACAGTATTGGCATAGGTCAATGGAATGGCAGCCGAGCTAAAGACTTAAAAAAGTTTGCCGCTGCCAATGGAAAGCCATGGAATGACCTTGGTATTCAGCTTGCTTTTGCTCAGCATGAGCTTACCGGCTCTGAGGCGGCTGCTGGAAATGCTTTAAGAACATCCAGAAATATCGACGAAGCTGTTAGCGCTGGCTTGCAATATGAGCGGCCTGAAGGCTTTAAGGGTGGATTAGGTGTAGCTAAAGGCGGCGCTCAACGCTTGCGTTATGGTCGAGAAATATTTGGTCAAACGACAGGAACAGGAACGCCTTTAGATACGCGAATAGCCTCATTAATAGATCCTGCTGACGCTCATGCTATGGCGTATCACGCAGAAAATAGAATTGCGCAGCAAGACGCTCAAATAGCTCATGCTAATAAAGTTCAAATGGCTGTTGATACAGCAATAAATGCTGTGAACAGCGGAACGGTAATTAATCCGTATGACAGCGAAGGTAAAAAGACGCTTGATCTGGCATATGGTGAAATGATTACTCGTGGCGATAATCCAGCGCAAGCCATGACCCTTATAGTTGATAAAACAAAAGCCCTTCCTCCTGCTGCTTCGAGCGGTATTCGGATGGGGATTAATTCTGACGATCCAGACAAAGTTGCTCAATCTGCTGGTATTGCGCTTAACCTTATGCAGCGCAATAATGCTATTTTTGATCCTGATCCTGGCGCAAAAGACATTCAGGATACGGCTTCTAAATTTCAGCATTATGTTGATTATCGAGGATTAACTTCAGATGAAGCTGCCAGAAAAATAATCCAAGAGCGCGATCCTGCTTACAAAGAAAAAATGAAAAAGCAGGCAGACACATATGGTTTTAACAAAGATATTGCTAAAGATGAGCAAGACGGCGTTTTGCAAGCAGATCTTGAAAAGCACTTTGGATCGCCATCATTTTTTGGATTAAGAACAAGTCCAGCTCAAATTGCGTTTAGAGAAGGTGATCGTCAAGTTGTTGTTGAAGATTACAAATCTCTTATTAGAGAAAATTACGACAATAACGGCGATTATAAACTGTCGAGGAATTTAGCTAAAAATCAATTTAATAGAGTTTGGGGGGTTACAAATATTAATGGCAAAGAAGTCGCCATGCGCTATCCACCAGAAAAATCCCCTGCTCTAAGATTTATTCCCAATGTTTCTGAGCTTTTGGCAAATCAGGTCGTGTCAGAAATTAAGGCGCATACAGGACACGATGTTGATCGCTCTACAATTGAGCTTCAGCCAATTGATGGCGGCGTGACATCAAAAGCCTACTGGAGCAATCAGCCTCCTCCATATCAGGTTTTTTGGACTGATAAAAATGGCATACGTCAAGCTCTTAATCCTGGCCTAGCTTTCGTTCCTGACATTGATGCTCTGCATGAAGCTGTAAAACAGCATGGAATAAATGAGGTTTCCAATTACCATCAGAGGGCACTGCCTCCTGTCAGTTCTTTAGCTGCTAAATTTTAGGCGGTAAATTAATGCCAATTGTTGAGATAACACCAGGCTCCATTGATTCAATCATTGGGCGGCCAGATAAGGCATATGTCACGCCTGGCTTAGAGGATGTTGAGCAAGGATCTGACGCGCCTGCTGGCGATGAAATTATGGGAGCTGCTTTTAGACAACAAAATACAATTGGCTCTTATCTATCGCAAAAAGACAAGTTCTTGCCTACTCAACAAGAGGAAGGTTTTGACCCTTGGAGTCAGGTCAAAGATACGCCTTATATGCTTCATTGGGATAGATTTGCTGACACGCATAATCAAGCTGCTTTTGATATGCGTAAAGCGCAGATCGACCAAGAAGAAGCTGACAGAAGAACTTTAGCGACAGCTCCATGGTATAAGTCCGTTCCTGCTCAAATAGCTGCTGGCGCACTTGACTGGCCGTCATTACTCCCAGGCGGCGCTATTGTAAGAAGCGCTAAAGGCGGCGTTTCTATATTACGCACAGCCGCCACAACAGGCGCTCTTGCTGGCGTGTCTGCTGGCGTTCAAGAAGGCGCTCTACAATCTATTCAGCAAACCAGAACGCCGGAAGAGTCCATTAATGGAATTGGCGCATCTGTAATCCTTGGTAGCCTGTTAGGCGCTGCTGGCGGCAAGCTTCTAAGCGGCGCTGAATATAGAGCCAGTGAAGAGGCATTAAGCCGTCATTTGATGGGCGAGGCTCCGCTGACAAGCGCTGACATGCTGCCTGTCACGCC